AACTGCATAAAACGCACACCCACTTGCCCTACATCTTTATGGCTAAGTTGCTCACGAATTGCTGTGTCTACAATATCTTTAATTTCTTTGGGTTGTGCAGTTAAATCGATCAATGTTCTATTACGTTCATAATCATCTAAAACTTTATGTTCTACACCATCTGGGTCTGTCCAACGCTGAAGCATTAGATTGTTCCAAGAATAGCCTTTTTTATCCTTGTCTTCAAACGCTTCTTGTAAGCCGACTTTATTTTTGGTGCCTTTTGTCCTAACCCCAGGGAATGCCGAGAAGACATTATCGCTTGAGTCACCGCGCATACACTTCTCGAAGAGTAGCCATTGCGGATTAGGTATAGTTTTAGGCTCCTTGCTTTTTTTGTCAATAACTGGTTTACCTTTAGCATCAAAGATTCCTTCTATAGTAATTAATTCGTCAGTAATTCCATTATATTGTTTGACGTTTTGTGCTACTAATTGAACAAAATCAGTATCGCTTGAGATAATAACATGTTCGTCTTGTGGGTGAAGTGCAATCCAGCGAGCTATGATATCGTCGCCTTCTGCGGTAGGACAACGTATTACACTACAGTTTGTCTTATCGCTCAAGTATTTAGTCAAATTATCATAGGTTTCCCAGAACATTTTATCTTCTTCTTGTTCTTGTTCTGTTAGTGCAGCACGGGCTACAGCACGGTTATTTTTATAGGGTTTATACATGTCCTTACGCCAGGACCTGCCTTCTAAGGCAAAAACTACGTGATCAGCTTCAAATCTACGGGCTACCTTATTGGCACTCATCAGGGTTACATGGAGGGCAAATCCAATTTTCTCCCACGTGTCAGCGGCACGGAAAGCGCCGTGGCGAGCACGAAAGAACATATTAGCCGTATCGATAAGAACATATTTCATAATACAAGTATAACAGAAACAGCTATAATTGTCAAATGAATTTGTGTTGGATTATATAATCGAGTATGTGTTTAAACCACCATGCATGGGCATCCTTACCAAAATGGTACGAATTTGGTGCTACAGTTTCGAACCCAGCATTGAGAATTTGGGCATTAAAAGTTTGAGTAGGATCATATGGGCTAATGTAACTTAAACCCCAATCCTTTTGATCTTTAATTTTACTAAAGTCATTATTACCATTAAAGAATATATGATCGATTCCTTGAGCGTTTAAGTCTTGGTGAAATTCCCAGATAGCTCGGTGTGCGTGTTCGGTCTTTTCTTGCCAATTGATATCCACAATATATTGCTTATACTTTTGTTCTAATTCCGGTGGGACCATATCAATGCCACTGCCGTTGACCTGATAATAAGTTCCATTGTGCAACCACTCTTCTCTTTCCCAAGTGCTCCATTGAATAACAACTATAATTTTATCAATATTATTTTTACGCTCGTTAAGCCAGGCACGAGTGGTTCTTAGTATTCTTTCGTTACTACTGGCACTTTCAGCATCACAATGAAACCCTGCTCTTAATGCTAGACTTAATAGTTTGCCCCAGGTAACTTCTAAATTCTCTGGATGTGGTGCTCGTCCTAGATAAAACAGTTTAGGATCATCTTCAGCAAAAGCATGGGGATTTACAGCTTCGGCTCCAGCAGTGTGGCTATCACCATTAACATATAACATCATAATGATTTATATAAAGCATTGGCCCACATTGTATGAGCCTCTGGACCATAGTGCCATTGGTCGTTTTCAATTGCACGAATTCCGTTGGATTCAAGATATCTACTCATGCAACCATTTTCATCATATGGTTGAAAGAAGTTTCCGTGCCAGTCTTGTTGGTTAGTAATTTCTTTAAAGTTATTATATGTGGTCCAGAACAAATGAGGAATGTTACGATCAAGTAAGTTTAAATGTATATTGTAAATTCTATCGTGCCAGAACTGAGTCATTTGACGATAGTATTCGCCAGTTAACTTTGTTTTCCATTGATTGAATCGAGCTTTCATTGGCTCTGGCATGCCAAAGTCCGGTCCACCACATACACTGATATTATTATATAACCAAGGCCATTCTTCACGTTCAAAACTAGTCCATCCGATAAACAAAAAAGTATCTTTTGGAAAACTAGAATCTGCTAGGAAGTAATCAAGATGTGTTTCAATCCAATAATTACTAGCACCATTTTTGCCCCAACACTTAAATGGACGATCCATTAATCTAGCAAACTCTGGCACCATATTTCCGCCGTCTATAGGTTGATCGGATTCGGTGCAAGCTGGATATACGTTACTATCACCAATAGCTAGAATCATGATACCTCTGAACGCCCGTCGCCAAGATCGCGAGTTTTAACTAAACGATCACGCTCTGGATCCATAGCACGGTATTGCTCGTAGGTTTCCAAAACTATGTTACGACATACAGCAGTGAACCAACGATCGACAATGTCTGCGTCAGTATCTTTAGGATCCATTTGATAACCGGCACGAATTAGATTAGCAACAAACTTGTCATTCCAATCTAATTCGAATGCGCCGTTTTGAATATTATTAGGATCGATTTCCATGCTAAGAATGTTAACCCACGGCTCTCCACGTTCAGTAGCAAGTTCCTTTTCGGTCTTTTCTACTTTTTTAGGTTTAGGTTCCGCTTTAACTTCGGGCTGTTTCTTCTTTAGAAATCGATCAAAAAATTTCATATTATCCTTGTGTTCTGGTGTTACCATAGTGTAGCACAGCGATGCCAGGCATGTCAAATGGTAACTTACGCCATGGATCAACTATGATACTGCCGTGTTCAATTTTGCAATACGGTTGTGTGTCTGCTTGATCACCTGTGTATTCGTAAGTAATCTTACGATTATGTGCCCATAAAAATACTGCTGGGCCGTCAATAGTATCTAAACAACCAGTGCGATCATCAGCAAGTGGATCGACATATACTACGGGCAAGCCAGCTTCTCGAATGTAGAATCCAACCAAAGTTGAGTAACTACCGATACAGTATTCAACATCTGGTTTGTAGGCTTTGCCGTGAATTACAATCGGTAAACTATATTTTTGTGCATGATCGACTAAGAACAATGCTAAGTTCTTTGCTTGAATTTCACGAGCATGCATAACTGTATCAAACAAGTCATATCCAATTCCGTATTCTTCTGCTAGCCAACGTAGTGCGATATTATCACGTGGATGGCAAGCACCAGCATCGCCCATACCTGCAGTCATATACTTAGGACCCATGATACGCATAGTAGACTTAGCTAGTGCATCTGTAACAACGTCAACATTAATGTTGCCAATCTTCATAGCAAAGTCTTGAATCATGTTAACAAGACCAACTTTGGCTGAAATAAATGTGTTATAGAAAATTTTAATTGCTTCGCACTCGTCCCACGTGCCAACTTCGTAGCGTGGATTATTCTGCATGATAGTATTATACAAATCACGTAGTTCTCCAGCTACACCAGTCAAGCTACCATCTTCGGTACCTAACATAATCATTTCTGGATTAACCATGTCCCACTTAACGGAACCCATGGCAATCAAATAAGGATTATAAACAAATTGATGTTTTTTATCTAGTATAGGAACAAACTTGTTACGAGTAGTGCCTGGCAATACTGTAGAAATTAAAACTACTTTCTTAGGGGTAGTAGCATACTTGTTTACGTTATTGATAGCATCAATAACAGCATCGTGACCAAAGTCTTTAGGAGTCATGTGACTACTTGGAACACTACCATCGTAGCCTTCGGCATGAGGAGTAGGAACTGCGATAAAAATCCATTCACTCTCATTAACTACTTCTGCAATATCACACACTTTTACTGTGTTGCTTTCGCGTGGATAAATGTCATACCCGCGAACTTCGTGTTTTTCTGCAAATACTTCGGCGCAATCAAGGCCTAGTTTGCCAATACCGATAAATCCTATTTTTTTCATTTTAATCCTTGGAATAATAGTGAGTCTTACAGACTAATTTATCTGGTTTTTTGCACCCGACTATTATTTTTTAAACACAGGAATAGGATTCATTTTGTGCAAGCTACGACTACGGATAGCACGATACTTTTTAACATTTTCAAGTTGTTCATCTGTAGCAATAGGCACTTCGTGATTGTCTTGTTGCATGGCTAATTCTAATTCAGCATAGCTAAGTCCGCCTAGTTGATCTTGATCTGTGCGTCCATCATCCCATAGACCATCTGTTGGTGGAGCATCAATAATCTCTTGCAATATACCAAGCTCGCGCCCCATTTGCCATACTTCTGTCTTGTAGCAGTCAGCAATAGGACTAATGTCAACACCACCATCGCCATATTTGGTATAAAAGCCTACACCAAAATCTTCAACTTTGTTACCAGTTCCTACTACAATACCGTTAACACTTTGAGCAATTTGATATAGTGTAACCATACGTAGTCGACTACGACTGTTAGCAAATCCTAGTAAGTTAGGATAAGTGTTGAGTCGATTTTCAAACTCATCAAAGGTTGTAGTTAGGTCGATAATTTCGTGACGAACATTGTCAAAGTTTTGTGCTAGCCAGAATCCTTGACGCATACTAAGATCATGTAGTTCTGGACGTTGACGAATGGGCATAGTTACAGCAAACGTATTAAGTCCAGTGCGAGCGCATAATGCACTAACCACAGCACTATCAATGCCACCACTAATGCCTACTACCAATGATTTAATATTAGCACGTTCAGCATAGTCTTTGATCCAATCAGTAATACGATCCTGCAATGGCCTAACTGCTAGTCTATCTTCAGTTGTAAATGTTGTCATTCTTTTTCCTTTAATATCTATTTCTATCAGCACCAACAGGGTATTTTAACTGTAGTATTAAAAACTCCGTTGAACTATACCAGCGAGTCCATACAGCAGGGTCCCCGGGCCCAGTAATTACGTAGTCTGCACGATAAGCATAGTCTAGCCACATCCAATGACCGGTAACATGGCAACGTTTGGGCCACCATAGAAACTTTAGCTTAGTCCATGCACGTCTTAAAAATCTATCATCATCGTATTCGTCTGGCATATAAATCTCAAATGGCATTGGCACTGTGTATAATCCTTGCGGAAACATTACTTTCCTTTATATTTCAATCGTTGTTCAAACCAAAATCGTTCACTTATCCAACGCACATCGCGACGCTTGGCACCACTACGCATATAATATTCTGTGACACCTTTTACACAAGGCTTCATCCATAATGACTCACCGGTGTGTAAGCAACGCCTAGGCAACCAAGACTTGCGACTATATAGATCAGCAAGTTCGAACCAATAACTTTGGTAGCTTTCGTCCCAGTCCAACGTTATTATTTGCCCCAGCCGTTGCCCCATAAGTCTACATGTAATCGTGGACTGTAGTTCCAGCCTTGCTCACAACAAATGTTGGCAATGCGTAATTTGTTTTGTTCATATGGTTCTACAATACCACCTTGTGGCATCAAGTATACTACGCCAGTAAAGCCACCTGCTCGGAAAGCATCGGTTGCCTGAACAGCTTCATTAATATGTTCATCAGTTTCAACAACAAACTTAAGATAAGTGTGACCATATTCTTGGTAGCTTTGAACTACTTCAGGTCGAATAGCATCATCCCACAATTCGCCAGACGCACTTAGTTTAGCACTTACACTAAATGTAACTTCGCGCCCAGGCTTATCTTGTGCCCATTTAACCAAATACAATTTAAAACTGTCATGTAGAGTTTGAGTTCCGTTAGTTTCAAATGTAATGTTCTTTAAATCTGACATGCGTGGATGACTTAGCAATTCTTCATAAGCACGTTGCCAGCCTAGTAATGGTTCACCGCCTGTAATAACCAAGTGAACATCATTGCCATTGTTTTGTTGCCACATCTTGTTAGGAGTTAATGCTAACATCTTCTCTACAAGTTCTTCTGTAGTGTATGTGGGTGACAAATGTTTAAATGCTGGATGCCACGACGCATAACTATCACAGCCGGTTTCAACTAACGGCAGTTCTGTAAAGTCATTATACATATGAACAATCTGAGCGATTTCGTCTGCACCTGTAGACTTTTCGCCAGGCTTGCAACCAAAGCCTGCACAAGTAAAGTTACAACCATATGTGCGTAAAAATACACTAGGAACACCTACAAAGCGTCCTTCGC